TCGCTGGGCTTAGGGAATTCTCGGTGTCTGTTCTTACTTTTCGCCAGGTCAGGGTAGGGCGGGATAGGTCTAAATTACTCCGGCCAGGCTCCGGATATATAAATCTGGCAGCGTAAAACGTAAAAAAATCGCAAGTCTTTATATTTGTCCGCGTGACCCGCTCCTCTTAATCTGCGCGATTTTTCTGCAGAAAAATGACCACAAAAAAAGGAGCTGGCTTCCAGATCCGGAAGCCAGCTCCACCTATTCTATTATTTACCTGCCTTAGCAAACGTGATTTCGTACGCACCCATGGCACCCAACGCAACAATTACAGCGTTAAAGGCTGCCAGCAGGCCATTGCTCCAGGTTAATCCGATTGTAAAATGTGTAGCCAGGAGCATGATCACCAGCGCGATAACATACGCCACGATCCGCGTGGGAATTTTCCATATCTTATCGATCGGCAGCTTCAGTAACTGCACCACGAGCAGCGTGGCCAGCGTCGCGCCGGCAATCGTTGCAAGCTGTTCCCAGGTCAGCGGATCTGTGGGAAGTTCACCTTCAGCCATGGCCACCGAACACATCAGCACAAGCGTCGCGATCAGCAGCAGGCAGTATAAAATCTTCTTCATATTACTCTTGATCCTCCATTTCTCTCGTCGCTCTCTCCGCCATATATGCGGATAATTCGTCATTTGTTTCCCTCAGTCTGTCGTGGTCGTTGCCGCTAATAAAATGCAGCAGCAGGCCCTGCATGGTAATGAGAACTTGCCCCAAGTCATCCGATTGCTGCCGGAATATCCTGTCACCCCTTTTTAGGCGTTTTTCGGCCGCGTCCATCCGCGCCTCCAGGTTCCTCACGCGATCCCTCACGGAGATCTTCTTCCAGGCCTCGATGCCCTTCACGACGGCCACAAGGACCGCAAAAAATGCCAGGACAACAGCACCAGTCACCAGAAGGGTATCGAAGCCCAGGCTAATCTTCGGCCCTTCAATGCTCGGCATATTGCTCACCCCCTTCCCGTCATGTATTTAACAACCTTTTACCCGCGCGCTCCCAGCATCTGCTGCAGCTGCCAGGCAATCTTGTCCGCCACGTCCAGCAGCGTCTCTGCCTGGCTCTTTGTCAGCTGCAGCTGCACGGTCACGCTGTCATCCGGATCCACGTCTCCGGGACCAAAATCATCCGGATCCTCATCAATCACCTGGATGTATTCGTTCTTCATCCAGCCGGTCCGGCCTGCGGCCTTGCACTTGCTCCATTCGTCCCCGTGCTCCAGGATCTCCATCTCAGTCCCTACAGGGATATCCCAGTACACCCCACAGCTGCTGCTGGGTTTCTGCCTCAGCTTCACCGTTCCGCCGTTTTCCGCGACAACCTTCCCCTGCATCCGTGTCCCTCCTTCATCCGGATCCTCAGCTCCCGGATCCGGCTCCTGTCCGATCCCGATATGCTCCAGGATCCAGTTCACACTCTTCCCGTAGTCAAACACATCCAGCAGTCCCACACGGTTCCAGCCGCCGTTTTTAATAGTCTTGTCCTTAAAAACGGACGTGGCCACCTTCCCGCGGCTGCTGCTGGAATGGATTGCCCCGTCGTTCCGCCCGGTCTTCATCCCGATGTGGCTGGCGTTCCCGATCCCGTCCTTCCGGTACTTCTCGGGCTCTTTTCCGTCCTGTGCCAGGATAAACAAAAAGGCGCCCTTCGGCACCTCTCCGAACACCCGCACGCACTCCTCCGGCGTCCCTGTCCACGTCATTGCTCTGTACCAGGCGTTGCTACCGGCGAGATCCCGCCGGTAGCCCACGTCCGCCATGCAGCGCTCCATGAATTCCTGGCAATCCATCTCGCTGTAGCTCCGGCCCAGGTACTTGTCCCCGGCCCAGCTCAGGCTCAGCGCGTCGAATTTTGCCATTCTTTCACCTTCTTAATTAGCGTTGTCAATACACAGATTTGCCGTCTTTAATTGTTACAGTGATTCGATAAACTTCTTAATCATCGGTGCAAGGAATTTCTTTTCATATTCCTCTGTTGGATGGATTCCGTCTGCTGCATATTGTCCGACAACAAGAGTCCACCTGTTCCTAAATGCTTGTGCAGCATCATAGTCTATTATGTTATCTTTGTTTGCGTCAGGGTAAAAACCGCTATGATTTGTCAAGTCAAGCACAGGCAATGAATACGATTCAGCAACCTTTTTGTAAAATTCTGAATACTGATACAACACACCTATGACCGATGCTTCCCGATTCTGTGTAGAACAAGGCAATGGCAGACAAACACCTATCCGTGCATTGATAAAATTGGTACACAGATACTTATAGAAGTATTTTACAGCAGGATTCAGATATGTGGTGTAGTCTGTATCACTATCTGTCCCCATCGGTATGAGTTTGATTGCATCATTAACCCCACCGAATACAATAACAAGATCATACGTTTCCGGGTTCTGTACTGCCGTTAATCTGCTGATAAAATCATTCGGCTGGTTGTCATATCTTGCAACAAACCCCGTGGCGTGTTGACTATTATTGTTTACATCTTCCGGGAAGAATCCTTCATCAATCAGATCCGTCACCCATTTTTTATAATTGCCGTAATAATCTGTTGTGATACTGTCACCCAACACAAGGATTTTTTTGAAACGGCATTTGGGAGTTACCATCTGTTTCAGTGTTATCGGCCCGGTATATTCAACGTAATAATCCACATGAGAAGAAACATAAATATTCGTTGATGCTTTCAGCGCAGAGAACCGGACGTATACATCACTTGAACCGACAAGAACCGTACAATGGTCGCTTGAATCCCTTGTCAATGTTACATCAGGGTTTGATATAAACGAATCCTCGTTAGGTGCAGAGTAAAACGCTTGATATGCCGTGTTTTGTCCGATATAGAAATTGCCAACATAATACAGAGTATTTGCTTTCAAAAGCAGGAAATCAGATGACTTGTAATAACTGCTTGCCGTTTTTATTCCGGTTGAACCGTCAATATATGAATTGTCTGCAAACTTTGTTGTGTCAACAAGGTTCATGTATTCCGGGTCACCGACAATGCTTTTTAACACATCAACATCTGTTTTGCTTGCTTTTGTGGCAAGTTTTGTATCAATTTCCCCCTCAATTGGTGCTGTTTGATAAGTGACTTTCAGCGCATCCCCGGTCTGTTTTGTGGTCTTGTGTCCGCTGATTCTAATGTATTTTGCATTGCTCGGAAGTGTAATTATGTATTGCTGATAATTGTCAGCAGCAGTAATGCCATATTCACTTGCATTGTTGCCGTTTACAACACCGATCAATGCTTTGCTGCTGTCATACCATGCAGTTTCAGCAACACCGTTTACAGTTGATATGCAAGTGACTTGATGACCGTTGCTGTCCCCAATATCAACGTAGTCTGAACACTCCCATTCCTGCGAACCAACAGCACTTCCCTGATAAATAAATTTACCATCAACAATGGTTAACTCCGGTATTACTTCGTGACCTTCTTCTCCGGTCAGTTCAACAACTTTATCATCAACCGCTTTTACATCTGCTTCTACTGCATCAATTTGACTCTGCAAAAACTCCCCGGATTCTTTGGTTACGCTTGTAAATGATATATAAAGATCATTTTCCGGTGTTACGTTCGCCCTGTAACTACTTAACCTGATATATGCAGCATCAGCAGGAAGCGTAATATTGTACGATTGAGGATCAGCAGATGATTCAAGACTATAATCACTTGCGTTTGCTCCTGTGATATATCCGATTACCTCTTTATTTTTGTTATACCATGCTGTTCCTGCTACACCATAAATAGTTGAGCGTACACTTGCCTTATGTTCTTTTGCTGTGGATATGTCAATATAATCAGAACACGTAAAAGCATAACCTGTTCCGGTTTCCTGTGTTCCGTCTGCTTTGATATATCCTTCTGTTGTTGTAATGGTAGGGACTTCCGAAGTTTCAGAAACAGAAATCAATTCCTGTAAAGCGCTCTTTACTGTGTTCAGCTCCGTGTTCACCTTGGAGGAGCTGAACACTTTGTCAGCTGCAGGCGTGGTATCGTCAATAATGTCCCCGCCGCCGCCTTCTCCGTCCAGCACCGTCTCGCTGTGGGTTCCGCGCACGTCCTTCACGGTGATCTTCACGCCGGGGTTCGGATCCGTCACCCGCTCCAGGTCCACCGTCGGGCTCACCGCCCGGATCACGCCGCTGTCAGCGTCCAGGGCCACAGCCTCTTCATTCTCCACCACTCTCAGCGGAATCCTCGTTTCACTCATCGCTTATTCCTCCTCCGCAGCAGCGTCCGGATCCGCGTAGCGGATCACCTTTTTCATCAGCACCCCGTCCACCTGCAGGCTGGCCTCCTCCGTGGCGAAGGCCTCCTCGTCCTCGTCCACCCAGCGCACCTGCGCCTTCAGGGTACCCACAGGCAGCCGGAAGGTCTCCTCCTGGGTCAGCTCAATGGTCAGCAGGCTCTGCTCGTCCTCATAGGCCACAGCCACCCGCTCGCCGGTAAAATCCCATTCCTTGTTTCCGCTCACCAGCGTCACCCAGGCCTTCACCTCTGTCAGGTCCACCCCGGGCACCACAAAAACCAGCGTAGGCGTCGTTCCCTGGTACATTTTCAGTCCCTCCTTATTCCTTCATGCACAGGTATCCGATCACAGAGCTCCGCCCTGTGTACGCGGATCCCGCGGCGTTCATGGCCACAAAGGACCAGTCTGTATCCTCATATCTTGCAGAGATCACCGCGATCTTGCTGGTGCCGCCGTAGAAGGCCGCCACCCCCAGGCACCTGTACCCCGCCGGCATGTCCGCGTCGATCAGTGCCTTCAGGTTCGTGTGGTATGTCGCCCCGGCGGCAAAGGTCGCCGGCAGCGGCACGCTGATGGACCGGATCCCCATGCTTGCGATCTTGTCCGTCAGCGCGGTCACGTCCGCCGCGGATCCGGCGCCGATGTTCGCCCGCGCCTGTCCCTGCTCGGCGTCTGAAAGCGTCTGCTGGCTCTTTGTCAGCACGTCCCGGCGCAGCTTGTCCTTCAAGCTCGCGCCGTAGGCGATTTCCGTCCCCACCGGCGCCAGCGTCCCCGTGAAGAACTCAATCCCGTGCTCGCTGGCGTGGTATGTGTTCCCCAGGCTGAAACTGCTGGTCTGCGGCTCGTCCAGCTCGATCCAGATGTAATCCTCGTCAAACTCCCAGGCTTTCCCGCTGGCCACAGCCTCGGCCCTGGCCGCCTCCGAATATGCCACCCGGCCGATCCGCTGGGTGATCACCTTGCTGGTAAAGTCAATCTCGTCAAACACGCTCCCCGCCCGGCACAGGCCGTAGGGCAGGATGGCCATGATGGCCGCCAGCTCCACCGTGCTCTCCCGGTAGGCTTCAAAATCGCCGCTGTAGCCGCCCTCCCAGTCCGTCCAGCAGCACAGGATATAGGTGTCCGTCCCGTTGCCGCCCGTCAGCAGCACGTAGCCGTCCTCCGTGATGTCAAACAGGCCGTTCGCGTCCGTCACAATGGCGCTGCTCACCCCGCCCGGCGTCTTGGCAAACCGGATCGTGGCATAGCTTCCACCAACCTTGTATTTTCCGCCGTAGGCCGCCACCCGGGCGTAGCCCAGGTCATTGTTGTACAGGTTCCAGCCTGTGGCCGTCAGAGCATCCGGATCCGCCTGGGCTACTGTGCCCCGCTCTTCCATCACGTATTTCACCGTGATCTGGTCCCCGGCCACCGGCGTCCCGTCCACGGTGATCCCGTAATCCTCCAGGTCCACCGTCTCGCCGGAGATCTTCCAGGCTCCGCTGGCATACACGAACACTGTGGTGCCGCTTTCTTCCGCTTGGGCAACCCAGGTGTCCCGGTCAATTTTCGCCGTGATGGGATCCTCCCGCTCTTCCGCCTGCACGCTGATGTCCAGTTCCTCCGGCACGTATCCGGTCTTGACCATCTGCCCCGTCAGCTTCCGCAGCGTGGCGTCCCCGGTCTTGATGGATGCCTGTCCGCCGGCAGTCCGCACGATGAAGGCCATGTCGCTCAGCACGCTGTCCTCGGTCTTCAGGTCCTCGGCAAAGGGCACCGTTTCCAGGGTGATCTCCCCTTCCGCGTCCGCCGCCTGGCCGTTCACCGTCTTCACCCGGCCATCCTGCAGATCTTCCACCGCGGCGCCCACGCTCTCCGCGCCGGGTTCCGCGTTCAGGGGAATATCCGCAGCGGTCTGCCCCTGCAGCTCCTCCACGTCGTTCCCCAGGCCTTCCACCACGCCTTTCACGCTCTCCGCGCCTTGGGTGCTGTCCATGGGGATATCGTCCGCCGTCCAGGCCTTGATGGCCTCCACGTCCGTGCCCAGGGCGTCGATCGCGTCTTTCACCATGGTCTCGCTCCCGGCTTCCAGCGGGATCGCGTCCGCGTTCCGGGCCACGCCGGTATTGATCGCTTCCGCCACGCTCATGGCGCCGGATTCGTCGCTCATGGGAATATCTTCGGCTGTCCGCTCCTGCAGATCGCCGATGGCCTCGTCCAGGGTCGTCGCGTCCTCCCCGCTCACCGGGATGTCGCTGCCGTCAATCAGGATCTTGCCCTGCTGGTCCGCCGCCTGGCCGTTCACGCTGATGCCCGTTACCTGGCTCACGTCCGCCTTCTGCGCCAGGGCTGCGCCCACGGCCGCCGCGTCCGCCGCCTGGCCTTCTATACTCAGCGTGGTGTCCACTGCCCGCTGCAGCAGGTTGCTGCTCCGCACTGTCATCCGGATCCTGGTGTTCAGATCGTCCGCCATTTTATTTTCCTCCTCTGTATCGCTCTTTTATGCAACGTTCACATACACCCGGAAGGTCTTCGCCGCCCCGCAGGCGTTTACTGTGATCAGGTAATATCCGTTCTGGGTGATGCTGGTCAGCGTATCGTCGCTGGTCTGCGGCGTGGGGCTCCAGTTTCCCCGGCTCGCGCTGATGTCGCTTTTCGCCGCCGTGAATGTCTCGCTTGCGCTGTACCCCGTGTTCACTGCCGTCCCCGGGCTGTTGCTGTTGTAGGCCAGGATCGGGATCGTCACCGTCCGCCCGCTCCAGCTGGCGCTGCCCTTGGTGATCGCCGTCCAGCAGCTCTGTCCCTGTGGCTGAGCCTTTGCCGTGAAATTGCCGCCGCTCCAGCTCTGGTCCCAGGAAGCAACGGCCCGGCTAAAAGTCCCTACGTCCACCCAGCCCTTATCGTTGAACCTTTGCCGCTGCAGGATGTAGCTGTTCCCCTCCTGCCGCAGCCGCAGGCTGCTGATGGCGTTGGGCACGTAGCAGCTCACGCCGCCCTGGGTAAAGGTCGTCGTGCCGACGCTGTATACGCTCACCCCGCCCCGCTCGCTCACCAGCCGCTGCACGCTCAGGCTCGCCAGCTGGGCGATCTTCGCCTGGATGTATTCCGCCGTAATCTGCTTTGCGATCGTTTCCCCCAGCAGGTGGATCTTGCTCGCCTCGATCGTTGCCGTGCTGCTGCCGTCCTTGTTGATCGCCACACAGATCTCGCCGGCTTTGATGAAGTTTTCCCCGGCCTTGGTGCCCACCACCATGCCAACCTTGTCGCTTTCCACCTGGATCCGGCCCATCAGGCTCTTGTCCTCGGCGATCCGCCGCTCCGCCTCCAGGCGGATGGCGTCCTCGTTGGCCTCGATCCGCGTCTCCGCCACGGTCAGCTCGTTCTGGGTCTTGGTCACCTTTCCGTGCAGTCCTGTGCCGTCAGCAAAGATGCTGCTCACCCGGCTCCAGTCCTTGTCCGCCCCGGGCCCGGCCACTGCTTCCGCCACCAGGCCAACCTTTTCCGTCGTGTCCACCAGCCAGGCGTGGTCCTCTTCGGCGTTCTTGGCTGCCGCCCGGCCGCCGCCCCCGCCGCTCTTGATCAGGCTGTTCACAATGCTGGCCACGTCCTCCAGCTGGTTGGCCAGGGTGGCCTCCATCCGCTCCGGCTCCCTGATCTTGTCCCGCCAGCTGAGCTTCACCACCCGCTCCGTCAGGCTCGTACCGTATTCCGGCAGCGGCACCCGGCAGCGCCGGCCCACGGTAATCTTGTCCAGCTTTTCCCCTGTGGCCCGGCTCAGGTCCAGCCCCGTGATCGTGTCCGTCACCAGGGGCTCGCAGTGCCGGTCCAGCCGCTCCTGGGCCCATGCTTTCAGCTTTGCCTTCGTGTCCAGGCTCTGGTCCGTCTCCACCTTGCACACGATGCCGTACAGGCCCTCGTTTTTGCTCAGGTAGCCCCCGCCGTCCAGCTTCAGGTTGTTTTTCCCGATGGGGTAGATCCGGGTGTACATCCGGCTGCGGTCAATCTGCCGCCGCAGGCTGGTGATGTTCCGGCTCATCCGCATCTCGCTCTGGAACCCCGTGGGCTGCTTCCGGATGTGCAGCGTAAAGGGCACGCTGCTCAGGTCGTATTCCCATTGCACGTCCTTCAGGCTCGCCGTGATGGTTTCCAGGCACCCCAGCACCGTGTCCCCGTTAAAGCTGTAGGGGTTGCTGGGGTTTTCCTCCACGTCTCCCAGCTTCCACTCGCCCTGGTTCTTCAGGGCGTACCGGGCCGCCTGGGCCGCGGTGCAGCTGGTGGCCTTCTTGTCCCCGGTAATGGTGGCCGGCGTATGCTCGCCGAACAGCACCAGGTCCTTCAGCCCCTGGATCACGTGCTCCAGGGCCACCGTCCGGGTCCGGGTCTCCACGTTCTCCGTCACCGTCTTCACCCGGTAGATCACGCCCTGCCCCGGCTCCGTGTCGTCCCGCAGCCAGTCGTTCATCGTGATCTCCGGCGCCTCCGGCCCCAGGGTCAGGCTCGCCGTGCTGTTCCGTTCCTCCAGCGTCAGGCTCATGCTCTCCGGCCGGAACCAGGCTTTCCTTTCCAGGCTGTGTCCCTTCAGCAGGATCATGCGAACCGCCCCCTGACGTTCACCGTCAGCCGGCACGCGCGCTGGGCGCTGAAGCTGAAGGCATTGTCCCCGGGCGCCACCTCAAAGTCGTCCGCGCTCTCCGCGGTCCGCTTTTCCATCACGCTCCGGCTCCCGATCCGGATCCGGATCACGTATTTCCCCTGCACAATGGTGTGGGTGATCGCCAGGCTTTCGCTTCCGCCCAGTCCCAGGCCCTCAAAGGCCATGGTTTTCCCGCCGATGGTGATGCTCGCCGTGTTGATCACCGCCCCGCTGCGGTTCTCCAGCACTGCTTCCGCCATGGTCTTCGCGCTGCCCGCCACGGCAATCACGCCGCTGCCGCTGCTGCCGGTGCCCGTGGCCGCGCTGGCCGCCGGATCCTCCTGCCAGTAGGGCACCGCCCGGGCCCGCAGGGTAATCACGAAGTCGTTCATCCGCTTCCACATGTCCCCCTCGCCCGGCAGCTGCACGTCGTCGATGTACAGCCGCCGCCCGGGTTTGTAGTTCACCGTCAGCCAGCCCATTCTGGCGGCCCAGGCGTTGATCGCCTCCAGCACGGCTTCCCGCTCTTCCATCACGTCCCGCCGGATGTTCAGGCTGAACCGGATCAGCACCTCCACGCTCTCCCGGCGCTTCCCGGTGATCCGGGTGCCGTCCCCGGCGCCGGCGGCCACCGCCGTCACCGTTTCCTTTCCGCCGCTGCCTTCGATCCCCTTGATGTTGATCCGGGGATCAATCTCGTCCAGCTGCGCCCCTCCCAGGGCGGCCCTGTGCGCCAGCTGCATCCTCTCACCTCACTGTCAAAAAATGCCTGATCTGCAGATCCGTCTGCAGATCAGGCTCTCGTCGTCTGTTATCCTATGTCTCTCGCTATTGCCGCGCTCACATACGGCGCCACCAGCTCGCCCACGGCCCGGCCGTCCAGGTTCACCCGGATCCCGCTCACGCCGGCCGCCGCGCCCCGCTGCACTGCTGCCTGCATCCCTGCCGGCAGCCCCCGGAAGCCCGCCAGGTCCTGGCTGGTCACGCCGTTCCCTCCGGCGCTTCCCGCCGGTGCCTGCCACCAGCTGGCCGGGATGTCCATCCAATTCTCCGGCCGGTAGTCCTTGTCGCGCTGTGCGGCGCTGTGCTCCTCAATCAGCCTGCCCAGCAGGCTTTCCAGCCGCTCATAGGCGCCCTCGTTCCCCTGGAAGGCCTGCTCCATGGCGTCCCAGGCCGCGTCGAATTTCTCATCATTCTCGCCCCAGTCGCCGCTGCGGAATACGTCCCAGAAGGCTTCCGCCGCCGCCTGCTGCGCCGGCGTGGCGTCAATCCGCGCCGTCCTTACCGGGCTGCTGGGCCCCTCGGAGGGCCCCAGGTTCGCCTGGGGCAGGTTTGCCCAGGGATCCAGCTGTTCTTCCTTGATCTCTTCCTTGCTCCGTCCCTGGCCGGTCAGTTTGCCCACGGCCCACTGCAGCGCGTCCTTCCTGCTCACCGGCGCCCCGGCGTTCACCGCCTCCGTAATGGCCTGCTGGTCCTCCTTGCTGGCATTGGGTGCCAGGATCTCCCCGCTGGTCTTTGTGGGGTCCGGCAGGTAGTCCGGCCATTTCCCGTCAACGATCAAACTTTTCAGCGCGCTCACCACCGGCACCGCCAGGGCGGCCACGCTCACCGTCAGGGTGATCCCCGCCAGGGCGCTGGCAATCCCGCTCCCCAGGCTGGTGATGGCGCTGCTGGCGCCGTTCGCCGCGCCGGCTGCCGCGCTCATGGCGTTGAAGCCCTGGATCACCTTCAGGTTCGCCGCGAAGCTCGCCAGCCGGCCGATCAGGCTTACGCCCTTCCCTGCCAGCCAGAACCCAGCCAGCACCTCAAACCCGTGCACCACCTTGTCAATGTTCTCGTCCTTGCTCAGCCATTCCAGGGCCGTGGCCAGGTCGCTCATGGCCTTGCCGATCAGCCGCACGATCCCGTTGTCGCTCTCCTGCAGCTTCTTCCCGGCCTCGTCCAGCTTCCCGGCGGCGTTCTCCAGCGCCTTCTGGATCCGGTCAAAGAATGCCTCGATGTCCTTCTCCAGCTGCTCCAGGTCGCTCTCGTCCCCGCTGTCCAGGTACTTGATCAGGTCGTCCAGGATCACCTGCGCGTTCCCCGTCAGGTCCAGGCCCAGCTGCGCCAGGTGCTCCGCCTCAAAGCTGTCGATGAAGGCCTTCCAGGTTTCCTGCAGGGTATGCACCTTCACGTCCAGCTCCGTCATCTGCTCCAGCTGTTCGTTGGTCAGGCCCAGGCCGCCGTTCTCCGCGTCAAACCGGCCCAGGGCCTCCTGGATCCCCTGCCAGTCGTTCAGCAGGTCCATCACCCCGCCGCCCCGCTTGGCGCCGAAGATCTCCTCCACGGCCTTCAGCTGCTCGTTGTAGCCCTTCTCCGCCCCGATCTGGTTCAGGGCTTCCAGCACCTTGGTCGCGTATTCCCAGCGGTCCTCGTAGTTCACGCCGCTGATGTTCGTCCAGTCGGTGATCTTCTTCTGCTGGTCGTCGTTCAGGTCGTTGATCTTCTGGATAGCGCTCAGCAGGGTGTTGAAGTCCCCCGTGGCCGCCCCCGCGGCCCGGCTCCATTTCTCCACGTTCGCCGCGTCCGTGTTCCAGATCCCGGCAATGTCTCCCCACTGGTTCGCCCGCGCCGCCAGGTCCATCAGGTCCGTCCACACGGCGCCGATCGATTCCTTCACCAGGCTCACCATGCCCGTGAAAATGCTTTCCAGCTTGTCGCTCACGGCGCTGCCCGCGTCCGCGATCTTGCCGATTGAGTCCGCGAAGCTCTTCGTGGCCACCGTGCCCATGGCGGCGTCCTGGGCGGCGCTTTTCATGCTGGTCCCCACGCCGTCCAGGTCGTTCTTCATGTTCGCCAGGGTGGTCCGGGCGTTGTTCAGCTTCTGCTCCCAGCTCTGCACCACGTCGGCGTTGTCGCCGTACTGCTCCTTGGCCTGGGCCAGGGCCTCCTTCAGGGTCTTGACAATCTTCTCCTGCTCGGCAATCTGCTGCTTCAGGCTCTTCGCCCGGGCCTCGGCCTTCTGCTGCTCCGTGGCGTTTTTGCCCAGCTCGGCGGTCTCCGCCTTCAGCTCGCTCTTCAGCGTCCGCAGGTTCCGCTGCGCCTCCTTGATCGCCTGGTTGTACTGCTTCTCTCCCTCCAGGACGATCTTCTGCTTGATTTCCTTCGCCACGTTTTCACACTCCTTTTATCTCCGGTCTCCCACGCACCCCAATACTGTCTTGCAGCCGAAGGTGGTGTGGAGGGCGACCGGAAAGCCCTCCACTACATGATTTTCCGGATGCCCTTCCCCCAGTTGATCTGCAGGTCGTAGTCCATCCGGATCCGGTAGTAGTCCATAATCCGCCCCGGCAGCATCCGCCGGGCCTTCTCTTCCTGGATCCCGACGATCAGCGCGTACCCGTAGTATTCCACGGCCCGCGTAGACCGCCGGTTTACCCGTTTTTTGCGTCATATTCCGCGGCCAGGGCGTCCTGGGGCTCGTCGTCCGCCTCCCCGCCGTAGGTCTCGCTTTCCATGCCCTTTTCCATGGCGGCCTCAATGGCGTCCGCGATCTCCCGGAGCTTCCCCAGGCTGGTGTGCTTCCCGATCACGTCCTCCGTCACGTCCTCCGGCATCCCGTCATAGTCCCGCTGGCAGTTGGCGCAGATCCGGAACATGGTTTTCACCGCCTTGGTCATGCCGGCGCCCCGCAGCGCCATAAAGGCTTCCTTTGTCCCGCCGTATTCGTCCTGAAACTGCTCCAGGGCGCCCAGGTCAAACCGGAGCTTATACAGCACCCCGTTGATCCGCACCTCCGGCTTCACTTTTTTCTTCTCTTCGGGTTTCTGGATGTTTTCGCTCATTTTCCTGTCCTCCTGTCTCTCTTATGGCTTGATGGGATACTGGATGGGCTTCACCGCGAAGGGCATGGGATCCCCTTCCCCGTCGATGCCGGGGGTGTCCACCCCGTCCCCGCTCACAATCCGTCCGCTCACGTTCGTGTACGCGCCGATGGCGTACCGCATTTCCCAGCTGTGGTTTCCCACCGGCAGGCTCCGGGTGTCCGCGTTGGTCAGTTCGATCCGGATCAGCCCGTTCTCCAGGCTCGGATCCTCCTCCGGGTTGTCCAGCCGGTATACCCGCTCCAGCAGCGTTTCGTCCCCGCTCTTCACGCAGAAGGTCACCCGGTCCTCGTCCGTAAAGGGCAGCCCGTCCTCCCGCTGCGCCTCCACCTCAAAGCTCCCCGTGTCCCCCTGCCGCAGGCTCACCGCCCCCGTCAGCTCCTCGATCTTAAACATCAGCGCGTCTCCTTCCTCAGCACCGCCGTGATGTATCCGTCCCCTTCGTCCCGCAGGGCCGTCAGCCGCGTATATCCGCTGCAGATCACCTGGTCCCCGCTGTTCCGGGTGTAGACAATTTTCTTGGTCTTCCGGCTCTCAATCAGCTGGTTGAACGCCCCGGCGAAGGTGATCCCGTTCATGTAGACAAACAGGTCCGGATCCCCCTGCACCAGGCTGCTGTTCTCCAGCACCGTGCCGTCATTCAGTTTCAGCTGCTCCATCGTCCTTCACTTCCTCGCCGATTTTTCGGCCCTCGGCGTACAGCTCCGCCGGCGCCGGCGCCGCGCTCAGCGCGTCCCGCACCTGCCGCAGCATCTGCCAGATCACCTGCAGGTGGTTGGCGTTGTTCTCCGTGGCCGGCACGTTCATCCCCTCCAGGGCGCTCAGTGCAATCTGGATCTTCACCGCGTTCTCGTCCATTGTCCTGTCCTCCTGTCTCCGCTTTCCCTTCCTTAACAAAAAAGCGGGCCGGAAGGCCTATGCCCTCCGGCCCCTTGGCCCCTTAGCCGCTGATCCCCGCGTGGCCCTTCAGCCAGGTGGTGGCAGCCTCTTCGGTCATGCCGTCCTTGTGCGCGTAGTACGCCTTCTTCCCGCTTGCCGCAGGATCCACCAGCATGCCGTCGCCGTTGATGGTGTCGTGCTGCCAGCTGGTCCGGTCCCTGCGGGTCTCCGCGCTCACGCCCTGGTGGGCAAACTGGGTCTTGTAAATCCAGTAGCCTTCCCAGGTCACCGTGCCCTTGAACCGGTTGGCCATCAGGCACCCGGCGCCCACAAAGGGCGGATCCCCTTCTGTCAGCAGCAGCTCGCTGTTCACTTCCTCCATGCCCAGCACGTCCTTCTTGATGTCGGCGTTGTTGTTCACCAGCTCCATCACCATCCGCACCGCCGTGGGGATCTTCTCGCTGTCGATCAGGTGGCCGTCAGCGTACTCCTTCTCGTCCGTGCGCTCCTCGGTGATCTCGCACTTGGCCAGGTAGTCCTCCAGCATGGTCCCGCCGGTGTAGCTGATCGCAGCGTCTCCGTCGCCGCCGGCGGAATACTTGGCATAAGTGAATTTCGCGCAGGTTACTTTTGCCATGTTTCCTTCTCCTCCTTGTTAACTGTCAATTTCGGCGATCAGCCGGTCGCTCTCGGCCTGCATGGCCTCCACTACGATCGCTTCCGCTTTTGCCTCGTCTCCGGTGATAAACTTGTCGCCGGTCAGGTTCCGGCGCTGTTTTTTCTTGGGTCGCTTGGTGTTGGGCCGCCGCCCCTTGCCGTAGTTGATCACGTAGGCCTTGGTGGCGTTCCGCGCGCCCTTCCGGTCCTCGCCCTGGGGGTACACTTCCGTGCTGGCGCCGCCCATGTATTCCCGGATCCCGTTGTTCCCCACGGAATCCAGCATGTCGCCGGTGCGCACGTGCTTCCTGGCTTTGATGTTCTCGGCCATCCGCTCTTCCGCGGCCTTGGCCCCGGCTTCAATGATCTGCCGGATCATGGGCCGCCCCATCTTTGCCATCCGCCGCTCGATCAGTTCAAACCCGTCCACGCTGAACCGCGCCATCCCCTCATCCTTTCACATCCAGGTCGGGCGCTGCCGTGCGCGGTGCGCGGGCCGGGGATCCCGGCCGCGGTGCGCGCGCGATTCCTTGCGGAAAGCCCCCTGGCTATTCCTGATCAATCTCCGGCCATTCCGGGTCCTCCAGATCCGGATCCTCCTCCGGATCCGTGAAGGGCAGCTCGTCCAGGTCCTCGTCTTCCTCCGGATCTTCCGCCAGAGGGCTGAACATCGTCACCGTCCAGCGCCACAGCACCTTGTCCAGGTCATACAGGTACGCTCGGCTCACCAGCCGCCAGCCCCCGTCGCAGTTCCTGCAGAAGGCCTTCAGCACCTTCTGCACGTCCCGTTTCACCTGGCTGCCCCGGCTGCTCACGCAGACCCACACGTCCGCCGTCAGCTCCTGCTCCAGCAGGTGCCCGTCGCCCCACTCGCTGTCGTCCGCTCCTGTCAGCTCCACCGCCGCCCAGTCGTCCGGCCGGTCGGTCTCCAGCACGTCCCGGTCAAAGGTCACGTAGTCCACGCCGTCGTTCAGGTCGTCGATCAGCTGATCGATCAGGTCCCTCGCTTCTGTCACGTCATACACCCCCGCCCGTTACGCTCCGGCACTTCAGCCGCAGATAGTCCCGCATGTAGCCCAGGTGGTTCACCTCCAGGATGTTCCAGGTGGTGTTTCCCTTCTTCACCTGCCAGGTTGTGTCTATGTCGTCCCGCCAGCGGATCGTGAAGGTCACGATGTCCTCGGCGTTCACCGCGTGGGCCTGGAAAAACTCCCGGCCGCTCACGTCGCTCTTTGCGGCGTATACGGTGGCCACCTTTGTGTAGGTGGTGCTCCGCCGCCGGTGCTCGTCCTGGGTGGTCACCGGCTTCATCAGGTCCACCGGGTGCCGCAGGTCGCCCGCTTTGATTGCCATTCCGATCCCTCCTTTTCATTCTTCAGCCACTTTCAAAACATGGTGTCCGAAGGTGGTCCGGAGGGCGATCGGAAAGCCCTCCGGGTTATGTGGCTGCCGGTCGGCGCAGCTGGTGCACGCTGGTGGTGATGTAGAGGGGCACCGCCGCGTTCACGTCCGCGTTGCCGCGGTTGTCATACATCCAGGCTGCCAGGTTTGCCACCCAGAAGACATACAGGTCGTTCCCGTTGTCCTCCGGCACCCCGGCGGCCTTGTACCACTCCACGGCCGCGCGGTAGCACATATCGAGCACGGTGTCCTCTGCGTCCGGATCCGCTCCGGCAAACCGGCGCACCATGTCAATGATGTCGTTCTTCTCTTCGGCCATGGTTCTCACTCCTTAATGTTCACGGCCCGGCATCTGCTGATCCCGGGCCGCGTCGCTTGTTCTCAGTCCGGCAGCGCTGCGGCCACCCATTCGCCGTCCTCGCTCACCGTCAGCACCTTTCCGGCGTCCGCCGCGGCCACTTCCGGCAGCTCCAGGTCGATCTGGCCCTTGCCCCATTTGCCGTTGGCATCCACCTTCAGCACGTCGCCCTCGTCCTCTTCGGTCACGGTCGGCAGTTCCTTCACGCCGGTCTCCACCGCCACCTTCGCTGCGAAGGCCGCCAGGGCTGCGCTCCTGCTCTTGTAACCCATGCTTTATCCCTCCTGCTTTGTTTGTTGTCGGAACAGGGGGACGGCTCAGGAAACCGTCCCCCGCGTTCCTGCCACCCTTCCCTTATCAGGAAAGAGTCAGCTGGCGGCGCACTGCGGCGCTGGTGTCGAACTTGCTCACGCACAGGCGGGCAATTCCGCGCACTTCGGTGCTGTCGGTCGCCCAGGCGTTGCCGCCCACGTCGGTGCTGGCCACTTCGAAGCCGTCCCGGCGGAACAGGGTCGCGAATTCCTTCATGTCGCCGATGAAGAATTCCGGCTTGTTGCTGGTGTTGGGCAGCTGCGCGTTGGACATCGCCACAACGCGGCGACCGAACATGCGGTAAAGCGTCGCGTTGGTGGGATCAGGCTGCAGCAGGCCGCGGCCGTTCAGGTCCACCAGCTGGTCCAGGGCGTCGAAGCCGTCCTGGTTGGTGATGATCACGCTGCTCACGCTGATCGCGGGATCCAGGGTCTTGTTCAGGATCTTTTTGATGGCGGCGTCCGCCTCCACGCCTTCGGTCGTCAGCGCAGAAGCCGTCAGGGTCTTCAGCGCGCCGATCAGCAGGCTGTTTTCGGTGAGCACCAGCTTCTTCGCGAACCAGCGGCCCAGGTAGGCCATCAGGTTGGCGGCCTCGTCGTTCATCAGCTCGTTGGAGATCGGGATCCGCAGGCCGTATTTGGTCAGCGTGTAGGTCACCTTTCCGAAGGCGGGCTGGTCGGCGTTGTTGGCCACCGTGCCCATCTCCTCGATGCTGGGCATCGCGGCGGTCGGGGCCGTGTCGATCACGCGCCAGCCGCTGGCCGTGGTCACGGTCTCCTCGCTGAACAGCGGGGCCAGGGGGTTCAGTTCCCGGCGCAGCTCGCGGATGGTGTTGTCGATGTCGATCGGCACCAGGAAGCCGCCGTCGGTGCCCACGGGATCGCCGCCGCCTTCGGTCAGCGCGTCAAACAGGATCTTGACGTTCTCGTTGCCGCGGCCGTTCTTCCGGGTGATGCCGTTGCGCAGCGCATAGCAGAAGGCCCGGGCGTACTCATTGGACGCCAGCATGTCCTTCCGGCTCTTGGGCGCTTCCTTAATCACGGGATGCAGGCCGGCCTGCTGGTTGTCCTTCAGGGCGGCGTAGCTGGCCTGCAGCGCGCTCATGCGCTTCTGCATGTCGGCGATGGCGGCCTGCTGGGCCTCGATGTCGGCCATGGGGGCCGTGGCGGCGTCCGCCGCCAGCTTCCGGTTGGCAGCCTGGATCTGGCTGCCCAGGGTGGTGATCTGGTTCATGATCTCCTGCAGATTCATCTTGTTTTTCCTCCTTATTTTGTCGTCTGCATTTTTGTGCAATAAAAAATGCGTCAACGTTGACGCATTTCCTTATGGTTTCCTGCCCTTACTGGATGGGCGTTTCCACCGCGTGCCAGGCCGCCGCGGCGATCCTCGCCCGCCTGGCGATGTCCGCCCGCTTCCTGGCCTCTTCTTCCTTCTCCGAATCCTCTTCCGGTTCCGTCTCCGGTTTCTCTTCCGGGTCCTTCTCCGGATCCTCTTCCTCCGGGTCCTTTTCCGGGTCTTCCGCCCGGAACCGGTTCAGGATCTCCTGCAGGCCGTGGGCCTTCGCGCTCATCAGGGTCGGCCGCGATGCGCTGGCCGCCGCTGCGCTTTCCGCCCCGTAGATGCCGTCCGCGAAGCCTTCCTCCACGCAGGTGCCCGCACTCATCCAGGTCTCGTTTTCCAGCATCCGCTTCAGCTCTTCCCGGTCCTTCCCGGTCCGGGTCTGGTAGGCGTTGATCAGGCCTTCACTGATCACGTCCAGCACCCTCGCCGTCTTCCGCAGCTCCTTCGCGTCGCCCACGGCAAAGATCCAGGGGTTGTGGATCATCATGTAGGCCACCGGGTGCATCAGGATCTCGTCTCCGGCCATGGCGATGATGCTGGCCGCGCTGGCCGCGATGCCGGTCACGATCACCTTCACCCGGCCTTCGCCGTTCAGACTGTGCTCCCGCAGCGCGCTGTAGATCTCCGCGCCGGCCATTACGTCCCCGCCGGGGCTGTTGATGTGCACCGTCACGTTCTTCACGCCCTTCAGGGCCTTCCGGAAGTCCCGGGCAACGCAGACGCCCTCCGGCGTAAACCAGCCGCTCTCCGCCACGATCTCGCCGTCCACGTCCAGCACGCCGTCCTCCTGCGCCTCGGCGTCGTTCTTCAGGTTCCAGAATTTCGTCATTCAGACTGTTCCTCCTTTCCCTCAGAATCGTCGCCGGTTACCTGCCCGCCCAGGAGCAGCTCCGGATGCTCCACCGCGATCCGCAGCGGAATCAGGTCCCGGCTGCTCATCAGCAGGTTGCCCATGGGATCCGGCGGCAGTCCCAGCTCCGCCCGCACCTCGTTGGGCTTGCGCCAGCCGCCGCGGATGGCCATCTGGTTCCGCTCGGCGGTGGTCTTCACGTCCGTCCGGGTCAGGCTCGCCGTGTCAAACCGGAACCGGTATCCCTCGGCGTACATCTGCTCCGTCAGCACCTTCCGGTTCAGCTCGTCCTCCCACTGCTTCACCTTCGGGCCGATGGTCAGCGTCAGGTATTCCAGCTGCTGCTGCTCGTTGTTCCCGGGGCTGGTGTCCGTGTAGTCCCCCAGCATGTGGGGCGGCAGGTTGTACACCGTGGCCACCCGGTTCCGGGTGATCCGCTCCACGTTCATCACCTGGGCGTCCACGCTGCTGTTGGCAAAGTTGGTGGCGGTCATCCCGCCCTCCAGGATCACCACGCTCCGGCCGCTCTTTTCGTAGGTCTCCAGGAACCGGTTCACGGCCTCGTCCTTCTGTGCCTGGCTCAGGCCCACGTTCGGCACCGTCAGCATGATGCCGTGGTTCACGCCGTCCAGCTGGTCCAGGCTCATCTCCTTCACCTGGGTGTCGTAGTCCAGGCTCTTCCGCAGCACGTCAATGGGCCGGATCCCCCGGATCCCGTTGGCGCTGATGTGCTTGATCGCCAGGATCAGGAACCCGGGCGCCAGGGCTTCCTTTCCGTCGTCCATCTGCACCGCGTACCAGATGTTTCCCTCTTCGTCCTTCTTCGGGGTCACCCGCAGCGGGTTCAGGATGTCCAGCCGCATCAGCTGTCCCTGGGTGTTCAGCACCTGCAGAGCGTAGGCCGTGCCCTCCGTGTTTAGCAGCACTTCCATGGTCTGCACCCAATTGAACGCGCTGAAGTTCGGATGGGGCTCCAGGCTGATCAGCCGCTCCAGCGGGTGGTTTTCCTGGATCTCGTACCCCTTGTACAGGTGGATCGGCATGCTGGCCATGGTGTTGCTGATCCGGCTCACCGCCGAAAAAATCGCCTCGTTCCCTTCCAGCGTCCGGTCCGCCCTGGGCCGGTTGATCATCCGCATCTCCCGGACCCGCACCCCCGCGGGCTTGTCCCTCGCCTGTGCCCGGGCCTTGTTTTTCCGTCTGAACGGCCACTCCATCTTTTCACCTTCTGTCTTTTATTCGCTTGTTTCCGTCTCTTCCGCCGCCGGCAGGAACCGCCGGGGCAGGCTTTCCGCCAGCTCCCGGTGGCACTGTTCGCAGGCCCAGCCGATAAAGTCGGCGATCACCAGCACCTTCAGCGCCCGTCCGTGCCCGCCGCACAGCTGGCACGTCCCCGCCCGCCGGGCCGGGTCATCAGAACTTTTCAAAATCGTCATCAACCTCCACCGGGGCGGATCCCCGCTTCGCCGGTGTCAGCTTCAGCTCGCCCAGGTGCTTCCGCTGCTGCTCCGTGTAGGCCCGCAGCTGCGCCGGGCTCTTGTTCTCCTGCCAGTATTTCTGGCGCCCGTTGTAGCGCTCCTGGCCCAGGCCCCGCTGCGCGATGTCGTCCATCAGCATCTGCTTGATCTGCTCCGCGTAGGCGATGTCCGCCACCAGCATCTGGTCCGGATCCGTCATTCCCTCGATCCGCTTCTCGCAGGCGTCGCACAGGCGGTCGTACATGTGCCTCGCCCGGCTGTCCGTGATCCGGATAAAGTGTTCCTTCCTCAGTGTGTTGTTCACTGTCCTGTCCCTCCACTGTGTCATCCTGAGCGGAGCCGCCAGGCGCAGTCGAAGGATCTCCTCCGGCCGCAGCCGTTTGAACTCCCGCCCCAGGCGGTTAAACCTTAATCACTCGCATGTTATGCTGCCCGATCCGCTCCAGCGTCTTCCGCTTCTTCTTGCTGCGCCGCTCCGGGTGCCGCTTTTCGTGGCACTGGTCGCACAGGCTCACCAGGTTCTCCAGCACCAGCTCCAGGTCCGGCCGCTCGCTGCGCGGGATCACGTGGTGCACCATGGTCGCCCGGTTCGGCTTGATGCCGATCCCAGCCCGCATCCTGTCCATGCAGTCCACACACATCCCGTTATCCCGCGCCAGCGCGGCCTTCCGGAGCCTCTTCCATTCTTTGGAATGGTAAAACGGATCGCTTTCCTTGTAGTCCGCCATCCGTCCCTCCTATCTCCCCTCCGGCGCATGCACAGATCTGCTTCCCCGTGTGGCGCCGAAGGTGGTCCGGAGGGCGATCGGAAAGCCCTCCGGGTATTGCCAATAACGCCGGCGCAGGGACAGGTCTGCTGCCGGCGGCAAAGAAAAAGGCGGTCGGATGTTTTCATCCGTCCGCCCCACTTTGGCAGCTTGAACTTTATCACCGGCGCAGTGCGTTTTCAAGAACCGCACGCGTGCCACACGTCCGCCGCACGCGTTCCCGCCTGTGGAAATCCCGCACCTCGGCGTTCCATTCTTCCTATATTTACGCACCGGAAGATTTATGCCTGGATCTCCTTTTGCAGCAAATTTTCGATGGCCTCCTTGCTGGGCATGATAAAGTTCCCGAAGTTGTTGATCACATCTCTCCCGAACCGGTATAGGAACTCAGTCAGCTCCTCCAGGCTCATCTCTTTAATCTTGTCATATACTGTCATCTTTTTCTCCTTCCTAATTCCACCACGCGGATCGCCGGCGCGATAAACTCCACACCCTCCGGCTGCTTCTGCATCTTGATGCAGTGGGCGTCCAGGAAGGCCATGAACCCGTCGATCTTCCGGAACTTGTTCCGCTTCGTGGGCATCCAGTTTTCCTTATCCGTGTGCCGCCTCTCCCCGCTGATCCGCACATTGTCCGTGTACCAGGCCAGCATCGGGTCGTTGTTGCTCACCACCTTGCCCGCCAGCAGCAGCTCCTTGATGTCCTTCATGGGATCATTCAGGGTGATCGGCCCCTGCCGCACCACCTGGCAGTCAAAGGCCGGGTAGTCCGCCCCGCCGGTCTTCAGCATCTGCACCAGCCGCGTGGCGTTCGCCGGGTCGTAGCCGATGGTGACGATCTCGTATTTCTTGTTCTGCTCCACAAACCAGGCATGCACGTCCTCCTGCTGGACGTATTCCCCCGGCACAATGGTCAGGTATCCCTTCATCTGCAGCCCGTAGTAGTCGATCTTCTCCTGGTCCAGATCCACCTTCCGCTGCGGCACCCAGCTGTGCAGCATCACAAAGATCCGCCCGTCGTCCAGCGGGAACTCCAGGGCCGCCGCCGTAAAGTCCTCCCGGTTGGAAAGGTCAAATCCCCCGTAGCACCGCCGGCCCAGCAGGCTCTCCTCCTCCACGGTCCCCGTGTTCCGCCGGATCACTTCCGGCTGCACGAAGGCCATGTCGTCCGCGTTCACCATGATGTCCAGCTGCTTGCAGATGAAGTCCGCCCGCTCGCTGGGCACCGCCTTGGCCCGCTCCCACTGCTTCTTCAGCTCCTCCAGGTCCAGCGTCACCCCGATGCCCGGGTTCGCCTTGATCCAGTTCTCCGGATCCTCAATATCGTCCTCCGGATCCAGTTCCGCGATAAAGCAGAACATCCGGTCCCCAACCTCCGGCAGCAGCTTCCCCTCCATGGCGTCCGTGAACAGATCGTAGTAGTACGCCAGGGGCCCGTCAATCACGTTCCCCATGGTGGTGATATAGATCACCATGGGCTGCCGGCGCTTCACGGTCTTCCGCTTGATGATGTTCAGCAGCTTGAAATCCCGGTATTCATGGATCTCGTCAAAGATCGCCCCGTGGGGGTTCAAGCCGTCCAGCCGTTTGCTGTCGCTTGAACGGGGTTTGATGCTGGACTGCATCTTGTCGTAGTAGACCCCGTCCCGCAGCGGCCGGAACCGCTTCGCCAGGGCCGGGCTGGCCTGGATCTGCCGGCTGCACTCGCCGAAGGTGATCCCCGCCTGCTCCTTGCTGTTGGCCAGCAGGTAGATGTCCGCGCCCCGCTCTTCGTCCTTGCAGCTCAGGTAGGTGGCGTTCCCGGCCATCATGGTCGATTTGCCGTTGCCGGTCCCCACCAGGATCAGTCCCTCCCGGAACCGCCGCAGCCCCGTCTCCCGGTCCACCCATCCGTACAGGTTGCACTCGATGAAGCACTGCCAGCCCATCAGCTCCATCCGGTCATAGTCGCCCTTGGTGGGCACCAGGAATTTTTCCATGAAGTCCACCGGCCGCCTGGCCTTCTCTTCATCAAACACCCAGAGATAGTCCGGATCCGTCCGGCTCTTTTCCAGGTCGTTCAGGAACCGCCGGCACGCTGCCTTCTCCTTCTCACAGGCCCGGATCCGTCCGGCCAGCACGTCCTCCGTGTAGCGGAAGCACCGCTGCACGGCTGTGCTCTGCTCCTCCGGGCACGGCGAAGCCGGGGGCGCCTTTTTCAGTGCCTCCGGCCTGAGGGTCCGGGGCCTTCCCGGCCCTCTCCCTCTGCGCTTAACCGCCGCTGTTTCCATCAGATCTCAACCTCTTCGCCCGTTTCCCACAGTCTGTTGGGGTCCGGTTTCCGCTCTTCCGGCTCCCGGCTGGCCCACTGCCCGCAGAAGCTGTTCTCCGCGTACCGCGGGCAGGTCTTCCGCTGGTAACAGGTGCAGCAGTCAGGATCCTGCCGTTCTGTTTCCTCCCGCCGGTTCTCCACCTTGTGCCTGGGTCTGCTCATTCCGCGTCCTCTCCTCTCTTTTTGATGTACCAGTCCGGCAGCGTCCCGCTGACCCGGTCCCGGCCAAGCATGCTCAGCAGGCTCTCCGCGTTCCGTTTTGTCTTGCGGATGTACCCGGCTGTGTATTTCTCCTTCCGGGCGATCTCCGGGGTGTCCCAGCGCTTCACGTAGTAGTCATAGAGCACCCGGCCCTCCAGGTCCGGCACCATGTCGATCAGCGCCAGGGCGGCCACCTTCTCCGCGTTCTCCGCTTCCTTCCGGTCCTGCATCTGCCGCTCCAGCTCGTCGATCTCCGCCAGCACCCGTCCCGTCTTGTCCTTGTCGGCCGTGGCCCGGCTGCCGCCGTTGGGATCCCCCAGGGGCGCGCCGATGCTGGTCAGCACTTCCCGGCGCTGGTCGATCCGCTGCTGCAGCCGCTCCAGGTCGCTCTCCGCTGCCCTGCACCGCTTCAAGATCGTCAATGCGTTCATTTTTCAGCCCCCTCACTGATCCCGCCACTCTTCCGGCAGTTCTTCATTCTCCACCGGTGTGAAATCCATTGCCTGCTGCTGTGCTTCCGCCTTCGGTCCGTTCAGTTCGCTCACCGGGATCCACAGCGCCCGGATCACCTTCCCGTCCACCCGCTTCATTTTCGTGGTCTTGCCGTCCCCGCCGGTCTGCAGGTTCCGCAATATCCCGTCCGTCTTCAGGTGCTTGCACAGGGCCTTCAGGCTCACCGGGAATTCCACCCCCTGCTCCCGGCACAGCTTCTGCACCGCCCCGAAGGCCACCGCCGGCAGCAGGTAGTAGTATTCCCCGTCCATGTATCCGATCATCCGCTCGTTCGGCGGCGGATCCTTGGCTTCCGCCTGGGTCAGGTCCTTCAGGGCCACCTGCTTGCTGCTCAGCAGCTCCGCCAGGCTGTCCAGGAAGATCCGCGTGGGTTTCTCGCTCTCCATGTCCCTGGCCTGCTTCCGGCTCGCCTCCAGCAGCCTGTGCCTGGCTTCCGCCAGCATCTTCGCCGCTGCCTCCGTATCAAACACGCCCAGGTCCCGCATATAGTTCAGCATCATCGCGTAGCCGATCAGGATGCAGGCCACCGTCTCCGGCGCCCGGTCGTGGCTGCCGCCGCTCTCCCTGTGGATCTCTTCCCGGTATTTCAGGAAAAGGTCGTGCAGCCGCTCCGGCATCCCGTCCGCCTGGGCCAGTAACCACTGGATATAGCCCCGCATGCTCCGCTGCAGGTATCCCTTCCGGGCCAGCTCCTGCAGTTCCGTCAAAACCTTGCCCACCGGGATATCCCCCTTGTCGATGTCTACAATGAAGAACCGGGCCAGGCCGCTGGCGCCGATGGCCGGCAGGTCCTCGCCGGTGATGATCGCCACGCTCCTGGGCGGCGTCACCGCCTTGATGGAGCTGTCCGCGTTCAGCCGTCCCCGGTCCGCCCCGTCGCCGAAGGCCCGGGAAAGCGTCTGGGCCGTGGCGGCCATCTGCCGCTTTTCCTGCACGCTGGTCACCGGGTGGTAGTCGTCCACCAGGATCGGCATGTCCTTCACCAGGAAGGCCTTCTTCCGGATCTGGTTCGCCGTGTCGCTGAAGCTGGCCGGGCTGTTCGTGTGGTGGAAGTTCCCGAAGTGCGCCAGGGCCAGGGTGGCCGCCGTGCTTTTGTGGGTGCCGCTTTCCCCGTACAGGAAAAGCGCGAAGGCCGGCACGATGTCCGTCTGGGTCATAAACTCCCGCAGCGGCGCCAGGAATACCGTCCCCAGCAGCGCGATGGCGATCTCGTCCTTCATCACGTCCATCAGCCGCAGGCTGGTCTTCGCCGCTTCCTCGTAGGGAATCTGATCGAACCCGGGCGCCCCGCTGCCGTCCAGCCGGTAGGTCTTCAGGGCGCTCTCCCCCATGTCCACCGTGATCCCTTCCAGGCCGATGGCGCCGCCGTGGTACAGGTAGCACAGCTTCCCGCCGATCTTCCGCCAGCCGGTATGGTTGTATTCCGTCACCCGCTTGGCTGTCATCTGGCCCACCTTCTTGATGGCCCAGGCCACCTTTCCCTTGGTGGTGGATCCGGGTGCCAGGCTGGCGTCAAAGCCCCATTTTTCTGTCACCCAGTTCATGCCTTCCAGCTCGCTGGCCCGGATGGTCACCCGGGGCAGCTTCCGGCCGCTGCTGGCCCAGCCGTCCAGCACAAAGTGCTTGCTCACGTTCACCCCGTCGTCCTTCTCCAGCTCCGCCCGGGGCAGCACCGTAAAGTCGCACAGGGGTTTTGTCTCATTCCCGGTTTCCTGGCAGATGCACCCGTTCACCACCCCGTAACCCTTCACCGCGTCGTACAGTCGCTCCGCCTGCTCCATCGGCGTCAACCAGAAGGGCACCGCATTGGGGTCAAACTCCCTCGTGGCGGCCACCTGCCGGGCCAGGGCGTCCATGGCGTCCACGTCGCCCATGATCTGCACCATGTCGCTGATGTCGCCCTTCTCCGGCAGCTCCGGGCACGCTTCCTTGATGTCCACCAGCCGGATCCGCTTCGCAATGCCCCGCAGCTTCAGCGCCACGTCGTAGGCGTGGTTCTGTCCGGTGTAGTCGTTGTCCTTGCTGTCGTTGTCCGGCAGGATGATCACGTCCGCCCCGGCAAGCCGCCGGCTGTAGCC